GTGCGCTGATGCTGGACGCTGCATTCCAGGCCGGCACCGACACGGTGCTCAACGACATGGCCCAGCGACCGCGCGCGCCGCGCGTGCAGGCGCCGCGCTTCAGCCTGTGGGGCACAGTCGACGCCACGGCGCGCGGCTTCGCCGCCGGCATCAACGAGGTGGTGGGCTCGGCCGCCGACGTGATGGGCGCCTTCGGTGAGATCACCGCCGGGTCCTACACCGACATGCTGGGCGGCATGCCTGACCGCCAAGAGCGGCAGCGCCAGATCGACGCAGCGCTGAAGATGCAGCGCGAAGGCCCCGACTTCATGAGCCCTGTCGGCGGCGCCTTCCGCAGCGTCGCCGAGGGCTACATGCCCGACGCCACAACGTCGCACGCGGCCGAGGTGGTGGTGGCCGACTTCTTCCGGGTGGCCACCAAGGCGGTGGGCGCGGCCGTCACGCTGGGCCCGCTGGCCGGTGCGGCGGTGGCCGGCGCCGAGGAAGGCTTCACGCAGTCAGATGCGCTGGCGCGGCAGGGCGTCGACCTGGCCACCCGTTCGAAGGTGGGCGCCGTCACCGGCGTGGTGACCGCTGCAGGCCTGGCGCTGCCAGTGGCCGGCCGGACCTGGGCGCAGACGGTAGGCCTGGCGGTGGCCGGCGGCCCGGCATCGTTCGTCGGCCAGAACGCGGCCAACCGCGCCATCCTCGAGGCGGCCGACTACAGCAAGCAGGCGCAGCAGTTCGACCCGTTCAATCCGGTGGGCCTGGCCCTCTCCACCATCCTGCCGCTGGGCTTCGGGGCGATGGCCATGCGCGGCGCGCGGGCCCGGCCTGCCGACGCGCCGGTGATCCCGCAGGAAGTCGAAGACGCCGCCCGAGCTGGCCTGCTGCGCGAGAACGTGGAGGCGCACCGGCTGACGCCCGCGCTGGACATGGCTGCGGCGGCCGAGCATCAAGCCGGGGTGAGCCGGGCTCTGGAGCAGATGGCTGCTGGGCAGCGCGTCGACGTGGCAGAAGCCGTGCCGGTGGCGCTGCAGGACGCGCAATCTCTGGACGGCTTCAATGCGCGCATCGACCAGGCGCGCACGGCGCTGGCTGCCGAGGTAGAAGCTGCAGCCTTGGCGCGCGCAGAGCCAGCGCCCGCGCAACGCATTGAGCCCGAGGCTGCGCCGCGCGACCCGCTCGTGGCTGCCGTTGAAGACGCCACAGGCCAGCCCATGGATGCTGTGCTGCAAGCGCCGGGCATCCGCGCGCTGCGGGCGCTGGCGGGAGTGGAAGACGCGGCACCTGCACCGCCCGCACGCGCTGGCGCGACTGCCACGCAGGATCTCGTGATGGCCGGCCTGGAGCGCGCGGTAGCCGACCTTGAAACTGCCCGCGGCGATCTGCCGGTTCAGCTCGACGGCATGGACGCGCCGGTGCCGCTGCGCGAGCTGATGGCGACGATGCGCGAAGAAATGCAGGCCGATCTCGCCGACGTGCCGCTGCTCGAGGCCGCGGCCACCTGCTTTATTCGTACAGGCGCGGCAGCAGCGTGATGGCGGCCAGCAGCAGCGCGGGCACCGCAATGACGCCCATGCAGATCCAGTACCACTTCAGCGCGTGCAGCGCGTACCGCCACGAGCCGCTGCCGCCCCAGACCATGATCGGAATGATCAGGGTCATGCAGAAGATGACGGCGATGGTCTTGAGGAAGGTCAGCATATGGCGATGAGCCCCAACTGTATCGCCGCGGTGACCGCCGCGGCAGGCCGCCCCCTAACAGGTGCCCAGATCAAGGGGATCGAGGACCGGCTTCGAGCCACGGCCCGCCGGTTGGCCAGCAGCGACCCACAGTGGCAGAGCAAGAGCGCCGACCAGCGCACGCTGGACGCAGCCACGGCCGCCATGCAGGACGTGCAGGCCGAGGCCGCGCGCAAGGTGGCCAATGTGCAGCGCCAGGCCCTGAAGGCCGCGGCCGTCGAGCAGCAGGTGCGAGACGCGCAGGGGCAGTTCGGCGGCAACCGGCACAGCGCGCTGGTGAAGGTGGTGGAGCAGACGAACCAGTACATCGACGGCATCCGGCGCCAAACGCTTTCCAAGCTGATGCCGCTGATGGACGCCGCCGGCGACAGCCAGGGCGCCACGGCGGGCCGCAAGGCGCTGATGTTCCTCTTCGACGCGCAGAACCCCCAGATGACGCGCGACCTGGTGGCCGAGGTGTTCGGCAACGGCAAGGCCGGCACTGGCAACCAGATGGCCACCGCCGCGGCGCGCGCCTGGCTGGACACCATCGAGGGCATGCGCCAGCGCTTCAACGCGGCCGGCGGCGACGTGGGCAAGCTGGTCTACGGCTACCTACCGCAGCCGCACGACAGCGCCCGCGTGCGCGCGGCCGGCCGTGAGGCCTGGGCCGCCAAGACCCTGCCAGCGCTGGACCGATCGCGCTACGTGCGCGAAGACGGCAGCCGCATGGCCGACGCCGAGGTGCTCGACTTCTTGCGCGCGGCTTTCGACACGATCAGCACCGACGGCCTCAACAAGGCCATCCCGGGCCAGTTCACCGGCACCGGTGCTCGATCGAACCGCGGCGGCGAGTCGCGCCAGATCCACTTCAAGGACGGCGAGGCCTATCTGCGGTACATGGGCGAGTTCGGCAGCGGCAGCATGTACGACGCGATGGTCTCGCACGTGGGCGGTCTTTCGCGTGACATCGGCCTGGTCGAGCAGTGGGGGCCGAACCCGGCGGCGCAGTTCCGGCTGCAGGCCGACCTGGCCAAGCAGGCCGACGGCGGCGAGAAACGCGTCTTCGGCAACAAGGCCGAGTCCTACTGGCGGCTGATCGACGGCGCGGCCGGCAGCCCGGACAGCGCGAGCCTGGCCGCGGTAGGCCAGCACATTCGAAACATCCAGGTCTTCGGCAAGCTGGCCGGCGCGGTGATCAGCAGCATCACCGACCTCGGCACCCTGGCCGTGACGGCGGGCTACAACAAGCTGCCGTACTGGCAGGTGCTCAAGGACGTGGCGGGCACGGCCAAGAGCAGCGAGCAGCGCGAGTTTCTGACCACGCACGGCATCATCGCCGAGAGCATGGCGGCCGACCTGAACCGCTGGGCCGGCGAGCACCTGTGGAACAACTGGAGCGGGCGCCTGGCCAACAGCACCATGCGGCTGAGCCTGATGAACGCCTGGACCGACACGCTGCGCCGCGGCTTCAGCATGACGATGATGGACGGCCTGGGGCGCCTGGCCGGCAAGCAGTGGGCCGACCTCACCGAGTGGGACCGCTCGCACCTGGGCCGCAAGGGCATCACCGAGGCCGACTGGCAGGTGGTGACGCGGGCCGCAAGATGCTGACGCCCGAGGCCATCATGGCCAGTGGCGACCCGCGCGCGCAGGAGGTGAGCGCCAAGGTGCTGGGCTTCATCACCGACGAGAGCGAGTTCGCGGTGCTGAACCCTGACCTGGCCACGCGGGCCATCGGCACCGGCGGCGCGCTGCAGGCCGGCACCGGCTGGGGCGAGATCGCGCGCATGGTGATGCAGTTCAAGAGCTTCCCTATCGCGATGATCTCGCGCCACTGGCGTCGCATCCTGGACGCGCCGCAAGGCCTGGACGGTGCGCCAGCGCTGGCCAACAAGGGCGCGTACACCGCGGCGCTGCTGCTGACCACCACGGCGCTGGGTGCCATGGCCTTCCAGAGCAAGCAGCTCGTGCAGGGCAAAGACCCGGTGGACATGACGACGCCGAAGTTCTGGACCAAGGCGGTAGCGCAGGGCGGCGGCCTGGGCTTCATGGCGGATCTGCTGCTGGGCGACACCACCGATGACCGCAGCCCGCTGGACAGCATGAGCCGGCTGCTGCTGGGCCCGACCTTCGGCAGCGCGGCCGACATCTACGAGCTGACGAAGGGCAACGTCGACGAGGCCCTGGCCGGCAAAGACACGCACGCAGGCGCCGAGGCCGTGCGCTTCGCGCGCTCGCACCTGCCGCTGGTGAATCTCTGGTACGGCAAGGCCGCCCTGGAGCACCTGTTCCTGCACTCGCTGCAAGAGAATCTGAGCCCGGGCTACCTGGACCGCATCCAGAACAAGGCGCGCAAGGACTGGGGGCAGCAGTACTGGTGGGAGCCGGGGGCATCGTTCGATGAGATGCGGGCGCCGGACCTTTCGGCGGTGGCAGGGGGCGGCCAATGAGGCAAGACCAGTTCGAAGCACTGCAGCAGCGCGCTGAGCAGCTGCTCGACCTATTCCTGCATGAGGCCGACCCGGCGAAGTGGCCAGGCGCCGGCATCGAGCCGCGAGCCATGGACAAGGGCACGCGCGGCGATCGCGTGTGGTGCAAGCGCGATGCGGCGATGACGCTGGCATGCGTGCACCGCATCACCACGCTGGTGACGGTGGTGCGCCAGAAGAGCGCGGAGGGCGCGACCGACCCGGATGCAGTCACCGACCCCGAGGAAGACCTGAACCGCGAGGTGGCCGCCGCCGAGAAAGAGGCCGCGCTGGCCGCCGAGCGCCTGACACGACAGGCCCAGGCCCGCGCCAGGGCCACCACGCATGGCGGCCCGTGAAATCTCGCTCCTGGCCTTCTTCCTCATGTGGGCGAAGGTCAAGCGCTGGCAGGTGCCAGACATCCATATCCGCGCCTGCATCTGGCTGGAGAGCTGCGGCGAGCTGGCGGTGCTGCGCTGCTTCCGGGGCTTCGGCAAGAGCACGCTGCTGGCCGTCTACAACGCCTGGCGCTACTACCGCGACCCGAACTACCGCATCCTGCACCAGAGCGAGGCCGACGGCACGGCCTACAAGACCAGCCGCGACACGCAGAACGTGCTGCGCCAGCACCCCCTCACGCGCGGCATGTTCCGCGACGGCGGTGTGGAGCAGTGGTGGGTGGAGGGCGCCACCGACCCGCGCAACGCCAGCATGTACGCCAAGGGCATCCTGTCCAACGTCACCAGCGCCCGGGCCGACGAAGCGCAGAACGACGACGTCGAGGTGCCGCGCAACATCCAGACGCCTGAGGCGCGCGAGAAGCTGCGCTATCGGCTGGGCGAGCAGACGTACATCCTGGTGCCCGGCGGCCGGCAGATCTACATCGGCACGCCGCACACGCACGACAGCCTCTACGACGAGCAGGAGGGCCTGGGCGCCGACTGCCTGACCATCCGCATGTTCGCGCTGGAGCACCGCATCGAAGACGCCAAGGCAGCGGCCTACACGCTGCCCTTCGCGCCTGAGTTCGTGTTCTCAGGCATCGGCAAGACGGCCAAGCTGCTGGCGGAGGGGCGCGACTACCAGCTGCAGGGCAAGCGCCTGGTGTTCGCCGCAGCGCCGGGTGGCCTGGTGGACTGCTACAGCGGCTGCGCCTGGCCCGAGCGATTCACGCCGGCCGACCTTCTGGTGCGTCGACGGAAGACCAAGACCATCAACTACTGGGACAGCCAGTATCAGCTGCACAGCCGGCCGGTGCACGAGATCAGGCTCGACCCGGCCAAGCTGCTGGCCTACGACTGCGAGCCTCGGTTCGAGACCCGAAACAAGGTGCTCACCTGCTGGCTGGGCAAGGTGCAGATCGTGGGCATGGCGCTGCGCTGGGATCCTTCCAGCGGCAAGACGATGAGCGACGTGTCGGCGGCGGTGCTGGACTTGCAAGACGCCTACGGCCGCCACTACTGGCACCGCGTCGCCGAGCTCACCGGCGAGATCGCCACCACCAACGATCGCGGCGACAAGATCACGGCCGGCCAAGTGCTGCAGCTGTGCGACCTGATCGAGGCCTTCAAGGTGCCGCGCGTGGTGGTGGAGACCAACGGCATCGGCGGCTTCGCGCCCAACTTCCTGCGCATGGCGCTCAAGCAGCGCAGGCTGCGCTGCGGTGTCGTCGACCAGCCCGCGGTGACGAACAAGAACGAGCGCATCCTGGAAGCGCTCGAGCCGCTGCTCAACGGCGGCATGCTGTGGGCGCACGTGAGCGTCATCGACGGCCCGCTGTGGGATCAGGCCAAGGACTGGAACCCGGCCATCAAGAACCAGCCCGACGACTTGCTGGACGCGGGCGCCGGCGCGGTGACCGACCAGCCCGCGCGCATTGGGCAAATGGTCAGGAACCCAGACCCCCAGGAAACAGACGATTGGCGCCCATCAACGGGCGTCTACGAGGCAACTCTGGAGCCCTGACCCCGGCGGGCCAAGGTGGCGCGCCAGCCACCCGAGGGCGCCATGGCTTCCGTAATCGAGCAGATCCCGTACAACGAATACACGGCCAACGGGGTGGCCACCGTGTACCCGTTCGAGTTCGAGCTGCTGCAGGCTGCCGACCTGGTGGTGAGCTTCGACGGCGTGGCGCAGCCGGCGTCGATCTTCACCCTTGCCGGCGTGGGCGTGCAGGAAGGCGGCACGGTCACCTTCGACACCGCCCCGACCGCTGGCGTGAAGGTGCTGCTGGAGCGCCGCATCAAGCTGGAGCGCACCACCGATTACCAGACCAATGGCGACCTGCGCGCGCCGGTGCTGAACCTGGACTTCAAGCGGCTCTGGCAGGCGCTGCAGCAGCAGGGGGCAGGGCAGGAGAGTGCGCTGCGCGCGCCGTTCCCCGAGGTGCTGGATCAGCTGCCTTCGGCCCTGGACCGCCGCGGCCTGCAGCTGCTCTTCCACCCAACAACCGGCCAGCCGTACCTGGCCGCGCC